CAGAACCCAACTTGGAGCAAGCTGGCTTAGTCTCAATAGTCGTAGGCGCAATGGCAGCTGTATTTGGAATATACGCGGGCACATCCGGACAAAGTAAGAAGTTCAAAGGCGAAGACTAATGGAGCAAGCCATAGATCTTATAGGAGATCTTGGCCTACCTATCGCAAGCGGCCTAATCATGGCCTACTTCATATTTATCATAATGAAACAGCTTATGGATGGTTTGGTTTCTGAAATAAAAACTGTCCAGGGCATAACCTCTATGTTGATTACAAGAGCGTCGATTATGAATAACGATATGATCCGCATAGACACCATAGTATCGAGCGCACTCAATTTACCCCCGGATCTTGACCGCATAGCCAGATCTTCTAACTTTGTAGAAGACGGCAAGATCGACGCTAGGAGAGATTGATGGACATAGTAGAGCTCGTACAAAAGTTTGGTTTTCCTACAGTTATGGTCATAGGTTTGGGTTATTTTGTGTTCTTTGTGTGGCAAACAATAACCAAAACCATAGATCCAGCTGTGCAAGAAATGAAAACCACAATTATCAGACTCACCGACGAGTTGAGAAAACTTGACCAGGATATGATACGATTAAAAGAAAAGGTAGAGACAGTTGTTAGGTTGAAAGACCAGGAGAAACAAAAAAATGAAAAAGACAATAGCTCTTAGTGCATTTTTATTTGTTACGCCGTTCTTACTAGCAGACGAAATGGTGCACAAATTTAAGAGTCCTTCCTTTAGTGGCGTCGGCACGTCTTCACATTATTTGACTATTGAGAATCAAGAGACAAATCGGCGACAAGCCATCAAGGACGAGATTGCCGCCCTAGCTGAGAAGCTAGAGCGCGAGAAAAATAACACAGTAGAGGCTAGATGGATGAGGAATTTGACAAGCCGTATTTACGCCTCTATCGCCCGGCAAGTAGAAGATGCTCTGTTTGGTGAAAACCCTAATAAGTTTGGCTCCATGGAGCTAGATGGTAATACTATAGAATACGAAATAACAGATGAAACAGTCAGAGTTACAATTACAGATGCCGAGGGAAATGTTACAGAGGTTATTGTGCCTCTCAACGGCTTTACTTTTTAGCGGTTGTACTCTAATGATTGATCCCATAGAAAACAACATCGCCCCAATAAAAAAGTATGAACAACCAGAATTGGTGGTTTTATATACTGACTTAGCAGACATACCAGAACCCGTAAGAAAACCAGTTATAGCGGTTTATCCCAATGCTTTCAAAGACGAAACCGGGCAACGACGCAGTAATTCTACCTACGCTACTTTTAGTACAGCTATAACCCAGGCCCCTCATGCTTACCTAATACGCGTTTTGAAACACTCTGGTTTCTTTGAAACTGTAGAACGCGTTGCCTTAGAAGCGGTATCTAAAGAAAGGCAACTTATACGCTCTACTCGTGATACGTTTGACGAAGATCAAAAGCTCATGCCTCTCGTTTTCGCAGACCAAGTGATTTCCGGGGGCGTGTTATCGTACTCAGCTAATAATAGCTCTGGGGGGGCGGGAGCAAGATTTCTTGGTATCGGAACAGATAAAAGTTATCGTGAAGATATTATTACAGTAAGTTTGCGCTTAGTGTCTGTTAGTACAGGACGTGTACTCATAGAGACTATGACGACAAAAAAAGTTTTATCGGCATCGCTTAACAACGATGTCTTTAGATTCATTAGCGACAATACGGAGTTAGTGGAATTAGAAGGTGGTGCAGTAAAAAATGAGCCTATGTCTGTGGCTCTCCAGATGTGTCTGGAGACAGCCGTAAAAGATATTATAGACCAAGGCATTTCATTAGGGTATTGGAGGTACAAAGAATGAAAAAACTCTTATTATTAATCTTGCTATCTGGACCGCTAATGGCAGCAGATAATGAGATCTTCCTGGACCAATCTTCTGGTGCTTCTGAATCAAATATAGATTTAGAGCAGCTTGGATCTGGCAATATAATTGGTGCAGCTGGCAGTACCGCTGGGGATGTATCAGCGTTTGTGTTCTCAGGGACCGCCGCTACTTTGGACATAAATCAGATAGGCGATTCTAATAAATGGTTAGGAAAGATCATTGGTGATTCTTACACGGGCACCTATGAATTTGACGGCAATTCGAACTCTTTTACCACGTCAGTAGATCCAACGAATACTTACGGAGCAGATTCAAGTAATGTCAATGTGGACGTCACTGGTTCTAGCAACACATTCACTTTGAACCAGGCTACAACAGCTTTGGCAAGCACGTTAGATTTAGATTGGATTATCGATGGTTCTAGCAATACCATAACGTCAACTATAAACGTAGATTCGGCAACTAACTACGTCAATATTGATGGTAACGATAATGCGCTTACTTACTCAGGATCAGGTTACGCTGGCGGTTATTTTTACTTAGATCACGATGGATCTAATCGTACCTTTAACATTACACAATCATCAACTTTAGACAATGACTGGCTCAAGATTCTTAGTTCTGGTACTTCTACTTCAACTGTTTGTGTGGTCCAAAACGATCAGGGCACAAGCACTGGTTGTTGATATTGGCTCCATAAGCGAGCTTAGAGGCAACGCTCAGGTAGTTAGGGATCAGCCTTACGGGGCGGAGTTAGCTTTTCCTATACAACAACTAGATAACGTCAAAACTCAATCTGGAGCTGTCGCCATAACCTTTGAGGATGAAACAGTCGTCCGAGTAATGGACCACAGTAAGTTGGTTATCAACAGCTACATTTACGATCCAAACCCAGCCAAGAGCGAAATGGCTTTACGTTTCGCATCTGGCACAGCTCGTTTCGTTACTGGTAAATTTAACAACAAAAAGAAAATACGCATACAGACGCCAAGTGCTGACGTTTATGTGCGTGGGACAGACTTTACAATCACTACTACCCCGGAAACTGGAGCCTCGTTGGTGATTCTATTGCCTGGTGCTGACGGCAAAGTAGGCGAGATAATAGTAGAAACAGCGATGGGGCAAGTCATACTAAACCAAGCCTATCAAGCGACCACAGCTATGACTTATAACCAAGCACCATCTAAACCTGTAACGCTAGACATATCACTGGAACTTATAGACAACATGCTTATTGTGAATCCGCCACAAGAACGCCAGGATCTTGTAGAAGAAACACAACAACAAGGCACAGCAGATTATTTAGAATTTTCAGATCTTGATATAGATTTCTTAGCTGAGGACTTCTTGGATAACGAAGCGGATTTAGAGTTTACAGAGCTAGACATCAACTATCTTGACGTAAACTTCTTAGAAGATTTACTAAATGTTATCGATGCGCTTGCTGTCGATGAGGAAGAAGACCAACTCAACAAACTGGCTACAGGTATCACCATAGCTGGGACAAGCATAGGTCAAGACAAAGACACGCAGATTACAACCATAATTACAGGCCAACAGATAAGTATTCGCAGATCTGTAGGAGACACTTATCGCCTAGACTTAGATGGATCTAGCGCATACACTCTTATATTGTTTCAAAATGGGGTAGAACACGTTGTTAAAGTAAATGGCGGATCTTCCAATGTAATAACTATTAGGCAAGGAAATTGAACAAAAAATATATATTCCCAGCTTTACTTATTGGTTTAGCTTTACCTTTATTGATGCAGCTTACACCTTTAGAAATCCTAAAGCTCAAGACGTTTGATGCTTTTGTAAAAGAACAAGAACCAACAGGCAACTTTGTAATCCTAGATATAACCGAGGCTGATATTGAAAGAGAAGGCGGTTGGCCATTACCCAGAAGGAGGTTAGCCGAGATTCAAGTAGACTTACTTAACGCTGGTTCGTATGCTCAAGCCTGGGCATTGACTTTTCCACAACCTGACCGACTTGGCGGAGACGAAGCCTTTGCAGAGGCCTTGAGCTATGGCCCGTCTGTATTAGCCATGTTTGAGTCAGATACAGGCAACTATCCACCGACTGTAGGTACAGTCATACTGGGCGAAGACACAGGCGGAGGGTTTCAGGCCAGAGGTGTTGTAGAAAATATAGACATTCTTAAAAATAGTGCGACACAAGGCGTCGCATCAGCACCTACAGACGTTGATGGTTTGGTAAGACAATATCCTTTGTTATTGCGTACAGATACAGGTTTCGCTCCAAGCCTACCCATAGAAATAATTAAAAACATCACCGGGGCAGACACATATATTATAAATATGACTGATAGTGAGATACGAGTACCATCACTACCACCTATATCAGTAGACTCAGCACACAGAAAATGGATTAGTTATGTAGATACGCCAGTCATTACTTTGGATGATTTGTCTGGCGCAGAAGACAAGATAACCATAATAGGTACTTCTGGTGGCGGCATTATGCCTCAAGTGCCTACAAGCAAAGGTTTAATGTACCCACATTTCTTGCAAGCAGCCGTAGCAGAGTCAATTTTATTACCTGAGTCTCCCAGAATCCCTGAGTGGCATTTAGGAGCTGAATTAGCCATCTTTTTATTATTCTGTTTATTGGCCTGGTTACTTACACAAAGACTAAGCATGTCTGTTGGTCTGATTTACTTTGGTATATCTGCTGGATCTTTGGCTACATTTGGCATTTTTACCATTCAAGATGGTGTGCTTATTGATGTAACTTGGTCTTTAATTAGCCAGTTCATAATAGGTAGCACCTCGTATTACATAAAATACCGAGAAGAATACATACTAAGACAACAAATCAAAAAACAATTTGAGCATTACTTAGATCCTCGCCAAGTCAAACAACTACAAGATAATCCAGATTTACTCAAATTAGGAGGATCTAGGCGTTACATTACTGTGCTCTTTACCGATGTCCGGGGATTTACTAGCTTGTCAGAATCTATGTCGCCAGAAGATGTGACTTATATAATGAATCGAGCATTAACGGCTCAAGTTGAAGCCGTTAGGCAATATGGCGGTACCATAGACAAGTTCATCGGGGATGCGCTTATGGCCTTCTGGAACGCGCCTTTGGAGATAGAAAGACACGAAAACGCTGCTGTAGATTGTGCAATACAAATGCGAAAAAATATGGACAAACTAAATCTTGAGCTAGTTGATGCAGACTTACCACCAGTATCAATAGGCATAGGCATAAATAGTGGCGAGGCTATAGTTGGAAATATGGGATCTGATACTAGGTTTGATTACACTTGTATAGGCAGTCCTGTGAACGAAGCAGCTAGACTGGAATCTAGTTGTAAAGAAGTTGGCGTAGATTTAATTATCGGCAGACCTACTGCTTTAAAATCGGATCAAATACTAAAAGAACTAGAACCAATAAAAGTAAAAGGCGTTGAAAGACCATTACAAATCTATGGTTTATTTGAGTCATAAAGACAAAAGATGCAAACTATTACAAAATTGTATTAAAATGAACAAAAAAGAAATATATGAGTAAGATTTTATTAGGTGTAATAGGGGTTTTAGTTTTTATTTGTTCAGTCTTGTACTGGCAAAACTCAAGATTATCTGCATTGAATGACGCTTTTGAACTCCGAGACGCAGAACAAAAAGCTGCGATAGAAAACTTGCAAAACGATTTTGCACTACAAACTTCTTCTCTTTTAAACCTACAATCTAAAAATCAAGAAATAGAAGCTGAAATGAGCAGATACCTAGACATATTCAAACGTCACAATCTGACTAAATTAGCTAAAGCAAAACCTGGTTTGATTGAAACCAGAGCAAACAAAGGAACTAAAGATGTATTTGATAGCATTGAAAAAGATACTGCTGGGATTGACAGTCTTGACGATGGCTTGCAGTTGCAGCCTGATACCAAGTAAAAAGGTCGAAATAGTAACCAAACCGATAGAGCGAAATATCGTACAACCGATATTGCCAAGAGCAGTAGATCTTAAAGATCCATATTGGTATGTGGTGTCAGATAAAAACTTAGAAGAGTTTTTACAAAGAGTTGAAAAAGAAGAAGGATCTGTAGTATTTTTTGCGATGTCAGTACCAGATTACGAACTGATGGCTTACAACATGCAAGAGCTGAAAAGATACATCAAGGAACTAAAAGAAGTGGTTGTCTATTACAGAACTGTGACCACAAACCAAGGAGAAAAGGATGAGTAAACAACCTTATGCTTTCGTTTATAAGTGTAAACTAAAGTCTGTAACAGACGGCGACACTATCAGATTGGAGACTATAGATCTTGGCTTTTCGGTGCAATTACATAACAAAGCCGTACGCATAAATTCCATTGATACACCAGAGAGTCGGATTAATATTAAAAGATACCCAGAGAGGGCAAAGGAAAAAGAACTTGGTTTACTGGCAAAACAAAAACTCAAAGAATGGTTAGTTGGTGACATTACAATCAAATCTTATGGCACCGATAAATATGGAAGAGTATTAGCGGATGTCTTTTGTGAAGAAGGCAATGTTGCTGATTTGCTCAAAAAAGAAAATCTTGCTGTCGATTATTACGGCGGCACAAAAACAAAAAAATGGGGAGAGTAATATGGAAAAAATGGAAATTTCACAAGAAGGTTTAGCGCTTATCAAACGCTACGAGGGGTGCTCTTTAACCTCTTACTTATGTCAAGCAAACGTACCTACTATCGGATATGGAAGCACTCGTGGCGTTGAAATGGGTATGGAAATATCACAAGAAAGAGCCGATGCTTTGTTACTAGAGGACGTGGCTGACTTTGAAGAAGCGGTTAATGAATGTGTTAAAGTGCCATTAACACAAAATCAATTTGACTCGATTGTGGCCTGGTGCTTCAACATCGGTGAAAACGCCATGCGTAATTCAACACTTTTGAAAGTTTTGAATAATTCTGAGTACCAAAAAGTACCAAGTGAAATGAAACGATGGAACAAAGTAACTGTAAATGGTGAGAAGGTAGTAAGTGATGGTTTAATGAGACGACGTGAAGCCGAAAGTTTACTTTTCAAAGATGAACCATGGCACGAAGTTTAACG